ATCTGCCATGAAGATTTTACTCACGCCAAAGAAAGCAGAAATTCTATCTCTCAAATCATCCTTTACAGAAATGTAATCCATTTCTTTTAGACTATCCATGAATTTAATCCACTCAATAGAACCCTTTCCTTCTCCCTCTACTCCCATAACAGGAATGTAGTGTGGGTCTTGTTCCATTCTTTCTTTAACTCCACGCCAAAAACTCATCATAGATTCCATGTTTCTAGTTTGAACTGCTAGTAATCCTCTTGGCATTCTGCTCTTAGTGTAAGAAGCATTAACATAATTCTCCATAGCAATAAGGGTCATGATGTGATTGTATAATGTAAGCACAGGAGATAATCCATATAATCTGCTAGGACTATACTTACTGAAATGTAAGACCTCTCCCTTGATGAAGTGTTGGTCTTTATCCTTTGCCCTGTTTACATAGTGAACAGGATAAAGAGCATCCCCACAAACTTCACAACTTTCGTGAGGTTCTTTGATAATTATATCTCTATGATGAATACAAGTAAATCCTTTAGTTCCTCTTGTTCCTTCTTCATCGGCATAAATGTGCATAGTAACAGGGTCGCCTCTAAAAATTTCTTTTATTCGGTGCATTCTTATTTTACCATTGCCATCAATGTAATACTCTTTTACAAAAACAATGTAGGCATCATCCATGATATTCAAATCATCTTCTAATTCTTTTAGAACATCTATGAATAATTGTTCAGAAGAATTGATATAACCATCTAAGAACTTTTCAGCATACTCCAACTGCTTTACATCCGGAGTTCTCAAATCTTCACTTCCACATCGAGAGCATTCAGAAACAGGTCTTTGATGTTCCTTTCCACAATTGTTACATCTTGCTTCATATGCCTTTTCCCAAACATACCCTCTTCGAAAAACCTCTTGCTTTAGTTGAGTAATACAAGTTCTAACAATTACAGAGTTCTGAACAATATTGTAGATGAGTGGCCCATTTAGTAACTGAGCAGGAGTCTTTTCCTGTATGCCGATATTGTAAACTTCTCTATCAGCCGGAGTAGGTGTAGTCTTCCTAAAAAGATTGGTTAAAGAGAACCTTCGCTTTTCTGCCATACTTACACCTCTATTCTTACGACCCGCCTATCTTTTATGAATCCTTTCGTGTCATAGGTTTAGGCTTTCCGGCTTTAATCCAACAAAATTTACAATATCCAAAGGGATAATTGTTCTTGAGACAATAACATCTTCCGCAATAAGTCATGCTAATATCGCCCCAACATTTTCTAGTTCATCCATAGCACTCATCTTACAATTATCATGTAACTTGGCAACAGTTTCGATATCAATATTATCTTTAGTAAAATCGTAGCCAACATGGTCTCTATGGTTTTCATATTTCATTAACTTGAAAATCTCATCACAACGCTGCCTATACCAATCAGCCTTCTTGTGAGATTTCTTCATTCTTACTAATTCTAATAAAAGGTCTGCATTCTTGCCCTTCATTCTAAAGTGCGGCCTACAATTGGTTAGCAACTTCCTAACATCGTCTTGAGAATAGAAGTTGAGCCTATTAACAGGCCTAGTGTTCTGAGGAGATTTTTGGTCTAGATGAAGGCGACCAAAACCAATCGCCTTATGTATTTCTAGCATGAAAGCCTTTCCTCTATCTCCTGTAGCAACTAGTCCAACTCTAGGATTGAGGCTTCTATCAACTGTAATGTATCCGTCTGAATCAATAAATGCAGCAGTGTAGGCCCAAATGTTTTTCTTGATTTCATCAGATACTTTGTAGTAGGCCCCATCTATATCTGTAATATCTAACTTCTTAATTAACTGAGGAATTATCTTTATACTATTTCTTCTGTAGAGTTTCTTTGGCATACTATCTAGAATTTCTCTAGCACTGATACCTTGATGGTTGCAAACTGCTTTGATAATAAATTCATTAGTCTCTTCTCTAATTGACTTTTTTACATTACCGATATCTGTAATCTGCTTTCTGAATTCTCTTTTTGCAATATTCATTCGCTTCTGTAGAGATGAATATTGTTCTCCATAAGGCAAGTCCTTCTGTTCTAACTGTGCCTCCCAAAACTTGCACAAGGAATCTACTAGGCTTCTTCTTGTATCTAAGTCTTTCACAGAATGTATCTTTAGTAGGTCTCCTTCTGTAAAGCGCATTTGTTGAAAGGCTGGCTTGTAAGAGTTTAGCCAATAGATACTATCAATACACTTATCCAAATGTTCGGAATACCCATCAATCAAAGTGTCAATTGCCTTTGACATCTTATCTCTATACTCTCCCTTTAGACCTCTTCTTTCTTTTCTCATATCTTTGATAATGTCGGGAACATATTGTTCCTTTACCAAATACTTATCCGGAAAATTGTCCATGTATTTTCTTGCTACAGAAGCATTGACTCCAAATTCTTGACTAACTTTTACAATTGCTTCTGACTCATCTACTATTCCTAAGTCCTGTAGAAATCCTGTAAGTTTGATATCGAGAGAAGTTTCTATGTCTGTCTTTGCATCTTCGGCTTCTTCTTCTAAGTCTGCTACTTGTTGAAGCCTTTCTGCCGCTTCTCTCATTTCATCCGGAGTTGCCATAGTATCACCTTAAAAATTTAGACCAACGATACCTCTTCCTCGGAATGGTTTAACAACGGGCCTATCATCAAAAATACCCAAGTCGTCTAAGTGAATAAACTTCTCACTGAGAGTTTGGGTTGCGGCATTGGCTAAAGCAAGACTCATTACCATATCATCATGCGCTCCTACACCTTCGAACTTGCCCCTATCTGTAATTGTAAACATGGACAATTCTTCTATTAAAGCAGAAGAAACTCTTCTACTCTCTTCATTCCCATAAGGTAATCTTATTTTACCATTTTCAAAGTTCATCTGTAGATTGAGAATAATTTCTTGCTTTCTTTTTCTAGTCGTGGTAAAATCATGAACATTGATATCAGAAACATTTCGCAACTCTTGAGTAAATGATTTTGCGAAAGTATTTGTTTCAAAGAGAACTGCTTCGGGATTGAATATCTTTCCGATAATTCTCACCTTCTCAATGTTCTCTCTGAATTCAACATTCTTAGAACGGTCTACATAAACAATAGACTTGTTATCATTTTCATCCACTTCTAATACAGTGATTACGTTGTAGTCTCCATCAGTAGAAATTGCAGGGTCTACTCCAACATAATATTTGTAGCCCTCTCTTCTCATCGGTTTGATGACCAAATCTTTGTGCTTTGCTTTATCCAAATACTCCGGATTGAATAGAGAAGTTCCTGTAGAAACAGGCACACAAAGATATTCCCTAGTAAATTTAAGCGAGCCAATCTCAGCCTTTCTAGCCATTAGAGAATCATAATCCCAACGAGTAGGCCATAGTGGTTCGTTTAGTGCATTGAAACAAGGATAGGTTCTAACTGTATATGCTTCATTTTCTGATAACTCAGTATAAATATCCGTATAACTGAAAGGAGTTCCAATCACTCTAAGTGATGCAGAATGGTGTAGTGTTGGAATCATGTCTCCATAAAACCAATCAGTAACTTTCTGAATCGCACTGATACTAAATTCTTTCAAAGGGTCGTCAATAATAATTTCTTGTGGGTGCAATCCACGAATCTGAGAACCAACTGAACGCTCTAAGATTTGATTTCCATTTGTAAGTGTGATGTTTCCAATAGCCCAACCCTTTGCAGGTTTGAATTTTTTCAAAGCGGGATGATTGAATATTTTATCAATGTCTCTCATGTGAACCATTGTCTGTTTTTGGTTAGAAGAAATGTAAAGCATTTGATATGGTGGTGGTTGGAAAATTAAATTCCATACAACCCAACTGTGCATGAATACAGATTTACCGTGACCTCTTGAACAGATGATAACTGTTCTTTGAGTAGAGTTCATGAGTTCATGCCACTCTTCTTGATGTTTGGCAAACTCCCAACCTAGCACATTCTCAAAGAAATACGGGAAGGAAGTTTTGGATATTTCCATATCCATTTGATGTTCGAAGTTGAAAGTGTCTAAATCCATTCATTCTTCCACCTTTTTATTATCTCTTTGGAGTTTCCCACTATTTAATAATTTTTTAGCATGTTTAATATCCATTCCACGAACAGTTCTTCTCCCACTTCTTTTTTCGTCTTTAGCGGATTGAATCTCATGGCGTAATCTCATATCGGGGTCTGCTCTCCAATTTTCCCTGCGCTTTTGTGAATCTCTTTGCTTTCTTCTAATATCTTCGGGAGAACCTTTTACATAAGACCTTTTAGCATTCTTGGCCCTTTGCTTATCTCTTTGTTCTTTATTAGTCCAATATATGACAGTGGCTCTGCTAATCTGTTTGCCCCTCCCACCTTCAGATATTTCCTTACCGAGTTCTAACATAATTTCTCTATTGCTCTTTCCTTCTTGCTTGAGCCTATTCATAAAATCAATATCTTCTTGATTAATTTTATATCTTTTATCTTTGGCGGGCATTTTTAAAATATCTTTCCACATCTTAACTCCCCTTCCGCCAATTCTTATTTTTCTTTTCTTTAGTCTTACTAGGACTCCACTTTACTTTATCGGCCCAATATGCCGCAGACATTTTTCCACGCTTGATGTTCTTAGCATGGCGAGATTTGAAAGCCTTTCTTTGTCCGGCAGTTTGATTTGTCTTAACTCCTTTTTGTCCGAACTTAATGTATTTGCCTTTCTTACCTTCAAAGGCCATTACATGATGCGACTTTCCCGAACTGTCATTTAGTCTCTGCGGTTTATTTAATCCTTTAAGTCCCTTTTTCTTAGCCCTTTCAAGTGCCTTCGACCTAGCACTCTTAGGCTTCTTTTTGAGGATAGTTTGCCAAGACATAAATATCACTCATTGTAAATCTTCACTAAGTCTTTCGAACCTTTTTTCTGCTTCTACAACTTTAATTGCTTGTTGATATAATGCTTTGACTTCTTCATTTAATTGGTCAATTTCATCTTGTGGCTTTGGGTCTCTAGTAGAAAGAATGCCCATTTTAATATTTAATTTTTCTATATCTTGAAGTATGGTTTCAACATGGTCACTAATTTTTTCTCGAATATCTTCAGGATTCATTGTAATCGCCTAAAGCACTTGGGTTCTAGTCCAATCAAAATCATCTTGAGTAGATTTGCTTCTTGATACGTTTCGTTGCTGTTCTATTGGTGTGACTTTCGTTTGTTGTTGCTGTTGCTGTTGCTGTTGCTGTTGCTGTTGCTGTTGCTGTTGAAGTTTTTGTTGTGCCGCTTTACGCTGCTGCTGCTGGATTAAACCCCCAATTACATTTCTAATGTAAACACTAGTAATCAAATCTAGATGATGCATTGAACTAAAATTTTGAAGAGCGATTGTTAATGCAGGAAATCTATTTTTACTATCCCTATAAATTTTATATGCTGCCCTATCAAAAGTGAGACCATCTTCGGTTTTATTCCTCTTTTCAATTTCATCTATCTTTTTATCATCAAATTGTGGAATGAGAGGTTGCTCTATAGAAGGTAGTCCTTGTTTCACTCTTTGCCTTGCTCTCTTTACATGTTCGGGAAGTTCTTCTTTTTTTAGTATATCTTTCCAACTCATTTCTTCTCACCTGTAATCAAATCCCTATTCTTCTCTTTTTCTGCCTTATCTAATTCTTTAGATTTAGCATCAAACCAAGTATCGAGTAATGTGCATCTTGTCATTTCTTATCCCTCTTCTCTTCCATTTCAGGATGAAATTTCATAGTAACTTTCTTAGCATCTTTCTTTATTGACTTTCCATCAACCAATACTTCTACTGGATATGGCTCATGCTTTCCAGCCCAATATGCCATTTCATATCCTCCATTCTTTAGAAGTTTAACAAGAAGTCCTCTATCATAGTCTTTATCTTCTGCCTTGAGAACTTTCTGTTCCCCTCTCGGCAAAACCAAATCTATTTCTTTTTTTAGGACTTCTTCCCAAGTCATGCTGTAAACGCCCCTCTTGCTCTACTTTTAGATTCTTCATCATCTTCATCTTCGGGAAGAGGGAGGCCGTCTAGTAGAATATAATCTCCACTCTTATGCTGAACTACATTATCCATAGACTCCAACATTTCTTTCAATTCTTCTCCCGACATCTTAGTAGCCTCTTCTAGTGGCTCTAATCCGGAAGCCCCTCCTTCTTTTTCTAGAGTAGAAACAATAGTATCTTCTGCACCTTCAGATTTATTTGCTCTTAGATGAGCCAAATCTTCTGCATCAATTTTATTATTTTTATTATTATCTAGTTTTTTCTGATTTCCATAAAGAATTTTTTCTGTTCCGCAATGTGCCTTTAGCATTTCTTTCCATGTCATGTTCTCATCCTCTCTGTTTTCCGCTTACTCGCTTCCTTTCTTTGTTTGGCGTAAGTATGTGCCGCTTTTAACCTTTTTTTTGTTTTAGCGTCTTTAGCATTTTTTACTGCGGCCCGTAATCTTTGCTCGACTAAATTAATTATTTGTGATTTTCTTTTATGAGGTTTAGATTTAAACGCACTACTGCTAAATGTTTCTTGAACATCTTTTCTTGTTTTAAATTTTACAGGAACAGTATCTTTCGGGTTTTCATCTGTGTATAATCTTCTAGTAGAACCTTTTGGCTTTTTACCTGTGCCTTTTCTTGGTTCGGCTTTTTTCATTTCTTTACTGCGACAATGTGCTTTACAAGTAAATCCCTTAGTTTTATTTGGCCCACTACAAACGCAATAGGACATATCTTTCTTTAGAATTTCTTTCCAACTCATCTACCTTCCACTCTTCGATAAATCCTTTTTCCTGCTTTTGTTCTAGGAACATGCTGTTTTCCTTTTTTGCGGCCTTCTCTTTTCTTTCTATTTTCAGCCGCCCTTTGTTTTGGAGTAAGGCTTTGGGCTACTTCTTTAGGAGCATATCTTCCTCTTTTGTAAGTTCCTTCCTTTTTCTTTCCTTTGGGATTAGCCATATCAACCCAATCTTCTTTACTCCATTCAACCATGTCCTTTTGGGCATCAGTCAATTTCTTTTTTTTAAGAATAGAAAACCACTTAGTTGACAAAACCGCCACCTGCCTTTTTATATC